TGGTCTCGATGCGTTCCAGGTTGTTGGAGTAGGTCAGCTGCGCCGAGACCACATTGCCCAGCGCGGTACCGCCTTGCTTGATGGAGCCCTGGAATTGATTGAAACGGATCAGGTCGCGGCTGGCAGGGGTGGTATCGAGCGTGGCAGCCTGTTTGGCCTCGCCCTGGGCAATCAGGCCCACGGTGGCATTGGCCGCGCCAGAGCGCGCGAAACCCACCTGCAGACTGTTGACCATGACGCCCGAGGCGACGAACCAGGCCGGGATGTCGGGCAAGCCCGTCTCCAGCGTCAGGCTGGGCAGACTGGGTTTGCCGGAGGTGAAGGTGTGGGTGACCACGCCAGAACCACTGGTACTGGCATCGCCCAGCAGGGCTTTGAGCCAGATGCCGATGTTGCGCACATCAATGGGCACGACGATGTCACCCTCGACCTTGATCACGTCGCGGATCGGGGCACTGGGGTCGCGCCCTAGACCGATCAGGTCGTTGGCAATCAGCCCCTGCTCGGAGCCGAGGGTGGTGGAAACAAAGGGCAGCTTCCAGTAGTCGCCCACCGGGTTGCTGCCGTAGGTGGTTTCGAACGCGGCCAAGAGGCTGGCGTTCGCGCCGTAGGCACGGGCCATGATGACTCCTTGCAGAAATGGATGTGAATGGGTGTCGAAACGGGTGGTGCTGAATCAGTTCAGCGGACCCGAGCTGCTGTAGTGCAGGACCACGGGCAGTAAGCAGGCCTTGATGCCGCTGCTGCCGTCGGGGGCCAGTTCGTCGAACTTGGGTAGGCCGATCTCGGCGTACTCGACGGATCCGGCCAGCGTCCGGTCGGCTTCGATCAGGGCGGCCAGTTCAACCAACAGGCCGTCCATGCGGGCATCGCGCGCGCCGGCATCCGGGTCGGCCACGAACAGTTCGATCGCCACCTGGTGCTGCCAGTGGTAGGTCAGGGGCGAGAGTGATACCTCGGGCTCGCCCATCTCACCATCGCGCAAGATGGCCATGGCGTGGTCGGACACCCGCTCGGGCAAGGCGGCGTTGCGTTTGACTGTGGTGCCGGATGTGCCCAAGGACAACTGCCCGAGCACCGCGAACAGCGCGCCGATGGCGCTCTCACGTTGACTGGGTCGTTGGGTCATGCGCTGGCTCCTCTGCGTTCAGCCTCATCGAAGCGGTTGGCGATCCGGTTGGCCAGCGTGCTGACCCACCGGCGCGAGGCGCTGTCAATGTCGAACTTCTTCTTCAAGGTGACTTGCGGCACCAGTAGGAACATCGGCACCGTGACCAGGCCTCGGCCTGTGGCTTGGGCCTTCTGCGAGGCGACAGAGAAGCCACCACGCTGGCCCTGGCGGGCGCGCTGGTTTTCTGCGACGAGGAGCGAGGGTTTGCCCCGACGGTAGACGAAGCGCAGGCGCTGGCCGCGGAGCTTTTCCCAAAGGCCGGGGGTCATGCGTTTGCCACGGGGGCCTTTGCCTGCAGCGGGCAAGGCAATCGCCAGCCAGAACCCGTCTTTGGAGCGAATGGTCGCGCCCTGGTCATGGGCACCGACCACTTCTGGGGCTCGGCTGTAGACCAGGCCTGCTGCCTTGATGCTCATCTGACCCTTGGGGTAGACCTCGCCACGCCAGGTGTTGGCCAGACGTTGACCCAGGCCAGCACCCGTGATCTGGTTGCGCAACTCGGTCTTCAGACCATCGGTGGCTTCGCGGATGGAGTGCGTCACCGCCTGCTCGGCAATGCGCACTTCCTCGGCCAGCATCTGATCCAGGTCGCCGGACAAAGCCGCCATCAGCCTCATACCGGTGCTCCAGTCAGGGTCCAGATCAGGCGATCGCGATCGGCCAATGGCTCACCCACCACCTGATAGGTCTGGCCCGCGAGGGTGAAGCGTTCCCCCTCGCGGGGAGACATCACTTCTCGGACCATCACATCAAAGCGGTGAGTCGCCAACGCCAGCCGGGTGTCACCAAAAGACTCGACGACATCGGCCTGCCTGCTAATGAACCGAGTGGCGATTTCTCGGCCGTCGGCCAGTCGGTAGGTGCCGGGCACTCCCAACCGGGCGAACAGGCGCGAGACCGCGCGCTCAAACGCGTGCTGCATGTCGTCCGACGTCCTGCGCTTAGGCGGTCAGCTTGATCAACACGCCCGGGCGGTGGCACATGGGCAGCGGGTTGCTCTGCGTGTGCAGGTCGGTGCCCCGGTCAAACTGACGCGGGGCCTGCTTGGCGTAAACCGGCTGGCCCAGGGTGTTGACCGTCTCGTTGAAATCCGCCGGCGCGAAATAGGTGCCAAAGGTGTCCACCGTACCCACGGGGAAGCAATGCGCTTCACCGTCGGCGATGAACTTGCGCACTGTGCCATCGGCCGAGCTGGCTTGGCCCCGGTACTCCTCGAACGTGATGCCGCCGTAAGTGAAGCCGGTGCGCACGTCCTCGCGCAGCCAGGCACCTTCCTGAAACCGGGAGTAGGACTCCACCACGTTGGCGTGGCTGGTCAGAGCCTCGAAGAAGGACGGCGAGCACAGGCAGCGCACACCGGTCATGAATTCGCCCTGCAGGGCTTTTTCCATTTCGCCGAGGACCTTGACGCACTTGTTGCGCACGTTGGTCTTGGCATCGGCCAGGCTCAGCGACAGGGTGGTGGCATCAATGCCGAACTCGTCGTACAGGTTGTAGATGGTCGAGCCGTCAGCATCCAGGATCTCGCCCTTCAAGGCGCCCATCCGCAGGTGCTCCAATGTGAGCGCGTGCTTGTTGCGCATGGTCTCCAGATGACGAGCCAGCACACCGGCCAGAGTTTCCAGCTCGGTCTCCGAGCCAAAGGCGCGGATGCCCTGGACTTCTTCGGGCAGTACCACGTCGTCGTGCGGGATGTGGGGAATGACAAAGGAGCGGACCTTCCGCTTGCCACGCGTGCCGACGGTACCGGGCGAACCTGGTGGCATGGTGGGCAGCAGGTTCAGTACGCCGTTGCGCTCTTCGATGATGATTTGCCGAAAGCGCGTGGGCTTGGCAGGAAACAAGTTCAGGTCTTCCAGCCGGCCGTAGCGGTTGGGCACCAGGTTGATGGCGGCCGTGAGGTTGGCCATGCTGAAGGCGGGGTTGGCAAAGAGGTTCTGCATGTGGGGCTCCAAGAATGACGAAACCCGCACAAGCCATGCGGCCAGGCGGGTTCGAGGGGATGAGGGAAATGGGTGACTGGCGAATCAGGCGCAGGCTTTACGCACTCTCACGCACCAGCACGCCACGCTCAGCCAACTGCTGCTCGTAAGCAGTGCGCTGGGCACCGGTGAGTGCAATCGGCCAGACCAGCGCGGTCTTGGCGACGATGGCGTGGCGGGCGATCAGGATGGCATCCGACCGGTCGGCATTGGTGGCGTCGACGGCGTTGGCCAGTACACCAATGGCGGACTCGGTACCGTCGGTGGCAGCGGGATCGACGGCGTAATGCTTGCCGTCGCTGGCATTGCGACCCAGCACCGTGCCCAGGGGAAGGTTCTGGCCAGCGGCGATGGTGGCGACCTCTCGGGAGTAGCGGTTGGGGGCTTCGTACTTCAAGAGGTCGGCGAGGTTGTTTGGTTCGGTGATGGCGGGCATGGCTGATTCCTTTCTCAGGATTGGGCGGTGAGTTTCTTGACGGCCGCCACGATGGGCGAGGTCTCAGGGCGATCGAGCGACTGGGTGCCCGCGTCTACGGTGATCGTGGAGCGGATGTCGGCGGCATCGGATTGCGCAGCACGGGCATCGATCAGGACGCGTCGCACATCGGCTTGAGATTTCCCGGCGGCGATGAACTCGGCAGCACGGTCGGGGCAGCCGGCCAGCAGGCACAGCTCGGCAATCGCCTGGGCGGTTTGGGTGACTTCGCGGCGGGCTTCGGCTACTTTTTCGGCCAACTGAGCAGCCGCTTCATCGACACCGATGGTCTTCAGCACTTTGTCTTCTTCGTTCATGGTCATTTCCTTCTTGGGGGGTGCCGCCTCAGCACGGATGACGCCCCGCACCTGAGACGGCGAATGGTTACGGGCGTTGAGGAACTGGTGGAATTGGATGAGGGTGGCCTCCAGCGTCTGGACACCATCGGCAAGACCCTGGGCCACGGCATTGCTGCCGAAGAACAGACCAGCCTCGGTGGCGCGCACAGCACCGAGATCCAGGCCGCGCACCGTGGCCACGTGTTCGGTGAAGATGGCGTAAAGCCGATCGACCTCGCCCTTAAGTTCGGTCTTGGCGGCATCCGACAGTGGCTCGTGCGGCGAGTAGTCGTTCTTGTGGGTGCCGGCCGTGATCGCGGTGTAGTGGTAGCCGTCCTTGGCATCCTTGACCGACTGGTCGACATGCAAGGCGATCACGCCGATGGAGCCAACACCGCCGGTTTCCGTCACGAACAGGCGCTGGGCACTGGCCGCGATGGCATAGGCGGCTGAGTACGCCGCGTCATTGGCCACCGCCCAGACAGGTTTGAGCGCTGCCGCTTCGCGCACACGGCGAGCCAACTCGAAACTGCCCGAGGCCTCGCCACCGGGCGAGTCGATGTCCAGCAGGATGCCGCTGACCTGGGGATCGGCCAGGGCCGCATCGAGCATGGCGGCGATCTCGCCGTAAGAAGTCAGGCCCGAGGCCGCCTCCATGCCGAGTGAGCGTTTGACCAGCGATCCATGAATCGGGATCACGGCAATGCCCTCAGGTGCGCTGACCATTGGGGGCCGTTGGAAAGCGGCCATGTCCATCATGGGCATCGCAGGCACATCAGCCATGCCGATGCGCTGTCCGACCACGGACAGGATCACATCCAGCTTGGCGCGATGGATGAGGAGTGGCGTCCCGAACAGGCGGGAGGCAAGGTAAGTCATGGTTGTGGGTCCTGGTTATTGGGTGGCTCGGCCTCTGGGTCACTGGTCTGCGGATCCGTGGGCTGCGCGTCTTGGGTTTCGGTGAGTGGCGCAGCGGCTACCTGGTCATGCCGGGCATCCGAGTCAAAGACCAAGCCCAGTGCATCGGCCCGGGCGTTGTCGGCGGCAATCTCACGATCCACGTCTTCGGCGTCGTAGCCATTGCCGGAGATCGCTTCCGACCGACTCATGAGGCCCGCCCGGATGGCGAGCTTCATAGCGTTGAATTCCTTTTGCGGGTCGACCCAGCTCCAGCCCTGCGGGATCCACTTGGCAGACTGGTAGGCCCGGCGGTCTTTGCGGTAGCCCGGTAGATCGATGGCACCTTCGAGGACGGCCTGATCCATCCAGGCGCGCCAGATCGGCCGGCACAGCTGGTGCACGATCACGCCGTGCTGCAATGATTCACAGCGGCGACGGAATTCCAGCAGGCCCGCCCGGATAGAGGAATAGTTCACTTGCGTGAGGTCACCCGTGAGCATCTCGTAGGTGATGCCCATGGCAGCGGCCACCGCACGGAACTGCTGGCGCATGAATTCCGCGTAGGAGCTGCCAACGTCCGCCGGGGCCGAGAACTTGATGTCTTCCCCGGGCTCCAGGATCTGCAGCGTACCGGGCTCCATGCCCGCGAGTGCCACGCCGTTGGCATCCGCTGCCGACTCGCCCATCAGGTTGTCTTCTGGGGCCATGCGGGTGATGAAACCGGCAAACATAGCGGCGGTTTTCTTGCGAACCAATTCGGCGTCGTCGTACTGATCCAGCTCGTTGAGCTTCACGAGCGCCCGCGTCAGCCACGGTTCGCCTCGGATTTGGCCGGGGCGCAGCGGGCGAAACAGGTGGATGACTTCACTGGCGTCCACACGCACGGTGTCCATGCCACCGCCGCCGGCACTGCTGGACATCGGTGCCAGCAGTCCATCATTGGGATGTGATCGGTACAGGTGGTAAGCCACCCGGCGACCGAGCCGGTCGAACTCAATGCCGGCGCGGATCACATTTCCGCCGGCCAAGTCGCGGTTCATGGTGGTTGGCAGGTGTTCCGCCTCCAGCACCTGGATCTGCAGTGCCACCGTTAGACCATCTTCGACGCGCCGGTAGCGGAGTCGGATCAGGGCTTCGCCGCCCTCGAGCATGGCCCGGGTGGCCAAGGCCTGTAGACCGTAGAAATCCGTCAGGCCTGCGGCATCGGCTTGCTCACACCAGTCCCACCACAGGCTGTGGATGGCTTCACGCGTGGCTTGGTCTTGCACCATGCTCTGCGGCTTGATGCCGGTGCCGATGGCATTGGCCACGAAAGCCTCAATCCCGGCAGCTGCCCAGGCGTTACGCCGCACCAGGTCACGGCTTTTAGCGCGCAACTCATCCTGAGCCAGCGACAAGGCGGCCACGGCACCTGGGTTGCCCGGCATCCACGCCAACGCACGGCGTCCACCGCCGACACCGTCATAGACAGGCACGCCGCCAAACATGCGACGACGAAGGTTCTTGAGCCAGGCCATCAGAGCGCCTTGTTCGTGGTCACGCGGATCTGACGGGACTTCGGTGCGCCAGACTCGCGGGCCATCGTGGCCTCGACCTCAGCGATGGCGGCTTTGAGATCGGCCACGCTGCGGTATTCGATGCTCTTGCCCTCGTAGGTCACGCGGTGCTCGCCGCTGGCCAAGGCTTCACGCAGGGCCAGCAGGTGTTCAGAGGTGTAGTTCATGTTCAGGTCATCCATCGGCTGCGCACCACTCGGCGCGAAGCCGGTGTTGTGCTGCCAGAAGTGCTAAGGCCACCGTCAAACTTCTGTTCTCGGGTGGCCTCGGGGGTGTCAGTCAGAGGGGCTTCGGAGGGAGGACCGACGCCCAGTTGCTTTTCCAATTCGAGCCAGTGACGGTCTTCGAACCGGTCCAGGCCAGCCGCAGCCGCAGCTGCTCTGGCGTAGACGTAACAGTCCAGCGCCTCGTTGCGCTCGCGCATCTTTTGCCACTCGCGGTGGGCAAAGCCGTTGCGGTCGCGCCGGGTGATCAGTTGCTCAGCGCAGAGCTGCTGCAGGTACTCGGCATCGACCTTGGGCAGGTGCACGTAGCCGGTGGGGTAGATAGGCGTGATGCCGTCTTCGGCCACCTCGGCGCTTTTGCGCAGGTTGTTGTAGAACTCGAGCTTGGCAATACCGCCAGCCACCGGGAACACCTTGATGCCCCGGCGCAGCTTCTTGCCACTGGCCGTGGCATCCACCGCCGTCGGCGTGCCGATCAGCGCCGCGCCGCCAGCGATGCCCTTTATCGGCATGAGCCTGGCATCCCGCACGCTGCGCACAAAGGCATAGGCCTCCTGCGTGGCGTAGCCGGTATCCAGGGCGATGCGCGCCAGGCTCAACTGGCAGCCGCTGCTGTGGGTCCAGGTCTCACCCATCAGCTTGGCCAGGGCTGACCAGACTTCCGTACGGGCGGTGTCGCCCATCAGCACCCGGTGCTCGACCAGCCAGGATTCCTTGCCCCGCCCGAAGGCCCAGACCGAGACTTCAATCCGATCCTTCTGCACATCGGCGCCGGCGGTGAGCAGCAAGCCGCCCGCGGGTACGGAGCCGACGCGGTAATCCTCGCGCCGCTCCAGTAGTCGCTGCCAATCCGGCGCTTCGCCTTCCTCGACCCAGGTCTCACCCAGTTCGGTGTTCTTGAAGGTCTTGATGGCTGAGGCCGAACGTGTGTCCGACATCGCGGCCGACTCCCATGCCCGGGCAATCTCGATCCAGCTGCGCCAGCCCACGGGGCTGTACAGACTCGACAGATGGAATCCTGCAGTGCGGCCAGCGTTCTCTGGGGCGCAAGCCTGCCACTGGCCGTTCTCCAGCATCCAGGTCTTGTGGTGCTCGGCGATGGGTTCACCACAGCCTTCGCAGATGTAGACCGCCGTCTCTGCCTGGCCGCGTTCCCAGCGCAGCTGCTCAAACCGCATCCACTGGCGGTGGCCGCAGTGTGGGCACGGTACGAAGTAGCGGCGCTGGTCCGAGGCTTCAAACTCCCGGTCGACCGCGCTGGCCCCGGCAATCGTCGGGGTCGAGACGATCAGGATCTTGCGTCGGGCAAAAGTACGGGTGCGCGCCTCTGCCAGCGAGATCGCATCGCCTTCACCTTCCACGTCCAGCGGGTAGCCATCGACCTCATCCAGGAACAGGTAACGCACCGGCATGGAGCGCAGGCCCACCGCGCTGTTGGCGCCGGTCATTACCAGCACCCCACCGTGGAACTCCTTGGCCAGGATGGTGTTGCCCGAGTCCCGGCTGCGCGCTGGCGCGATCCGTTCCTGGATGGCCGGGCTTTCTTCGATCAGCGCGTCGATGCGCTGCTTGGATGCCCGCTTGGCCATCTCGACCGTTGGCCACACAGCCATCATTGGCCCCGGTGCGTGGTGGATCACATAGCCCACCCAGTTCAGGCCCAGTTCGGTGCCGCCGACCTGTGCCCCCTTCATGAACACCACCCGCTCGATCGGTGACATGGGCGACAGGCAATCCATGATCTCGCGCAGGTAAGGCGTGCGGCTGGTGCGCCAGCGCCCCGGCTCTGAAGCCGCCTTGCTGGAGAGCACCCGGTGCTTGTCGGCCCACTCAGACACGGTGAGCAGCGGATCGGGCGTCAGGCCTTCGCGCCAGGCGCGCTCGATCGCGTCCCAGCCTTCGTAAAACGACTCATCCATGGTCAGTCCACTCATCAGTCGACCTTCGGCTGCAAGTCGCCCAGGTCTTGCAACTGTTGGCGCACGGCGGCGTCCAGTGCCACATGCAGCACATGGGGATCCACCCCCAGGCCTGCGGCCATCTGCGCCGAGATCCGTGCCGGCCAGTTGAGCCAGGCATCGCGCTCGGCCCGGGCGAGCTTGAACACATGCGCCACGGCCTGCGAGCGGTCGACCAACTCGCCCTTGAGGCGAGCCAGGCGCACCTTGTTGGTCTGCGCCTTGACCACCTCATTGACGGTGCGAGCCTGCAGCAGCGATGTGCCACCGGTGGAGAGCGCCGGTGTCGGCTGCTCGGCTGCCTCACGCTGCGGACGGGTGCTTGCAGATGCGGCCGCTTGTGGGATCGCGCGCGCTGCTGCGGCAAGCTGCGGCGCCTCTTGGGACTCGGCCGCTACTGACCTCCGGGTCGGTGTGGTGTTGGCCGCCCACTGGGCATCGGCCGCCACCGGATCGATGGTTCCGTCTGGCAGTTGGGTGATTCGCCCGGTATCGATGGCCTTCTTGACGGCCACGTGCGACACACCTCGGTGGCGCGCGTATTT